GGTGTCAAAGTTCGGCGTTCAGCTATTCGTGTCCGAAGTTCCGATGAGTGACTTTCGCTGCCACATTGCGTCAGACATCGCTGAAGACTTGTTTGCGACATACAGCAAGCAAGCCGAGCAAATAGTGTCCCATGTGATGGTGGAGCAGCAATCAAGGTTCATCGAAGTTATGAAGTCGATCAGCCATTGCTGTGGCGTGGACGAGACCGGCGTGGACGATAACACTGGAGAGACCAAGACCAGAAAGCGCAAGATATACGACACGACCATACTCAAAGCGAAGGAGATGTGCGACACATTCAAAGGCTTCAACCTAAGCGGTGATCCAGAGCTGGAACAGGCTCGGGCATCGCTGGAGAAAGCATTGAGCGGTGTAACGGCAGAGGACATTCGAGAGTCCGATGCGGTGCGTTGCTCAGTGAAGGAGGATATTGACAGTATCCTCGGCAAGTTCGGCGCATTCCAGTGCGTCTGAAGTTATCTTAACCTAGTCTAACCTCAGTAAAGAAAGTAATTAATCATGGCTAAAGTCCAAACAGTCGATACAGTTTCTATCAACGAACTCCGCAAGATCATTCCCCTAATAGCTTCAGAAATCACGCCTGTCATACAGTCAGAACCCGGGTGCGGCAAGACATCCCTGTTGGCGATGATCGCTGAAGACAACGGCGACAAGTGGCGCAGTCCCGCCGATGGCACAGGCATTGCGGGTGACAAGTACGACTACATCTACATCGACTGCCCCGTCAAGGACATGTCGGACATAGGTATGACTATCCCCAACCACGGCACTCAAACCCTTGAGTACTATGTGTCCTCGCTCTTCAATCTGAACGACCCCAAGCCGAAGGTCATCTTGGCTGATGAGTTCATGAAGTCGCCTAAGCTGTTGCAGGTTATCTTTACTAGGTTGTTTCTTGAGCGAATGGTAGGTGACAAGCCACTGCCCCGTGGGTCACAAGTTTTCGCAACATCAAACAATGCGGGTGACGGCGTGGGCGACTCGATGCTTGCTCATGCGGGTAATCGCGTCTGCATCATGCGTATGGCTAAGCCCAACACAAACGAGTGGTTGCAATGGGCGTCAGAGAATGGTATCTCCCGCGTCATTCGTGCGGCGGTGTCCATGTTCCCTCGTTGCTTGGCGTCATACACCACAGGAGATCAGAACGACAACCCATACATCTTCAAACCATCTATGAGTTCCTTATCGTTTGTCTCGCCTCGCTCGCTTGCCAAGTGCGATGTCATCGTGAAGAACCGTGACGCAATCGGTGAGAACGGCACGAAAGTGGCGTTGGCGGGTACTGTCGGTGCGTCCTTTGCGGCTGACATGGCGGCGTTCATCTCGATGGAGAAATCATTGGTCGATGTGTCCACGATCATCAAGAACCCAGAAGATGTGGCGATGCCCAAGGACATCAGCGCGCAGTTGATGATCATGTTTCAGGCAGTAGATGTGTTGGCGACACAAGATGAGTTGACCAAGTTCATGGCGTTCGTTGAGCGCATACCATCGTCCGAGGTGCAAGGCGTGTTCTTCACCATGATGATGCGTAACACAAAGGCCATTCGCTTGGCGCGGAACAACATGAAGATCGCTGAGTGGGCTAAGAACAACCACGAGTTGTTCTAAAACTTAATCCCACGACACCGTGGGTTCTTATTTACATGGAGATTGATATGACATTCAGTATCGCTGAGTTGTTTCTGTTGGCGTGGGCGATCATCGCTTCACTTGGCTTTGGTTATGTGACTAGCAAGTTTAATCATCATCGCTACATCACTGGCAAGTTGTTGGTGTTGATTGCCCAAGGCAAGATGAAGATAACCGAGACGGATGAGCAGCTTACATTCGAGGAGATTTGAGATGTTCACTAGAAGTGAGAAGTTGGCAAGGGCGTTCGCCCTGCTGTTGGGATTGATCGTTGTTCTGTTAGATGTTTTTTACTGGAGGCCATGATGAGCAAGCAAGAGACCCGAATCAAGCGTGGACATGTCACGCTCATGAAGCACCCACAAACCGCCCTGTACTCGGGCGTGATGTTGATGGGGACATCCTCAGTTGAGGACAATGTATCCACTGCCTACACCGATGGCGTGAACAAGAAGTACGGGCGTAAGTTCTTGGAGAGCATCATCAGCGAACCCAAGGTGCGCGGCCTCATCCTCCATGAGAATCTCCATGTAGCCTTGAAGCAAGTGGTCTTCGGCCGAGCCATGTTCTTGGAGAACTCCAAGATGGCTAACCTAGCCGCTGACTTTGTTGTCAATGACATCATCACCTGTATCGATGGTGTGATTGCGGGTACGAGTGAGCGCATTGTTGAGTTGCCTGATGGCGCTGTATACGATGAGATGTTTCACGATTGGTCTATGCGTGAGGTATACAACTATCTCAAGAAGAACTGCAAGGGTGGCAAGGGCGGCAAGGGTGGCGGCAAGGGGGCCCAAGGTAACACTCCACCATCGGGTGGGACACAATCTAACGATGACGGTGATGGTGGCGGAGACACAGTAACAGTCAACGGCAAGACCTATGACATTTCTCAGTCAGACGAACACGACTTTGCAAAAGAGCTAACCGCTGAAGAAGCCAAGGAAGTCTTGGATGGCATCGACAAGGCGTTGCGTGAAGGCGGCATGCTTGCGGGTCGCATGGGCGCGAAGCTGCCTAGAGTTATCTCCGAGTTGCTAGAACCCAAGATCGATTGGCGTGAGGCGTTGCGTGAGTTCGTCTCTTCATCAACCAAGGGCAACGATGAGTTCACATGGCGGCGCATGAACAAGCGTCACATGGCTAATGACATCTACTTGCCAAGCGTGGAGAACGAGAGCATCGGCGAGATTGTTGTGGCTATCGACACATCAGGCTCGATAGGCAGTGAACAGATAACCGAGTTCGCTACCGAACTGGTCTCAATTTGTGACCTGTGTCAGCCCGAGGTCGTTCGTGTTCTTTGGTGGGACACCGAGGTGCATGGTGAGCAAGTCTTTAAGGGCAACTACTCCGACATTGCCAAGCTACTCAAACCATTGGGCGGCGGGGGAACTCATGTCTCATGCGTCAGTGACTACATCGTTAAGAACAAGGTCAAGGCCGAGTGTGTATTGGTGTTCACCGACGGATATGTAGAGAGTGACATCATCTGGAAGATTACTGACCCAACCCTGTGGATGGTTACTCAACACAAAGACTTCATACCGCCTGTGGGCAAGAAGGTGATGTTCGGAGATGACTGATGTGAGGTACCGCCTCGTTACAGAGATAGCGGAGAGCCTTTTAGCAATCTATGGAGGCTTCGCGCATCTGCATGTGTTGGAGAAACTAAACAATGTCGGGGAATCTTCGGCAATGCCACTTGATATGTGGCGGCAAGTATTGATTGAATTAGACAGACTTCAAGGAGAAAAGAATGCAAGCACTGAACTACAAAAGACTGGACAACATCGCACATAGCGTCTCACCCTTCCGTGGGACTCTAAATAGATTTCCTATTGGTAACCGTAGAGATAACAACAAATACTTTCTTGTCGGAGAGGAGGACGGGCTGAGCGTATTCACTATCGTATATGGTAATCGCTACACATATGTGTCTCTGACGAAGGAGGAGCACGACAGGCAAGCAAGGGACGGCGTGAGCAATCTTCATGCACATAAGAACAGTGATGGGTCATGGACTTGTCGGCGCTACGACAAGATACCGAATGTCCTTGGGCTTGTGCGTTCTGACAATACATTTGAGTTCACAAGCACAGGCTACGGACAAGGTGAGCGAGGCATTTTGTCAGGCTATTCTTTTGGAAACTTCACCACTGACTCACGCAGGGGTGGGACGGTATGGCGTGGGAGAGCCAACGGCAATGGAGGTGTGGCAATCATCCCGATCTACGAAGGCTTGCGTGTCCACTGTGAAACTATGCGACCAACTAAACCAATCACAGTAGTTGGGAGGAAGGTTGATCGCAAGGTAGGCAAAGGGTTACTCGCTCGATACCAAGACTTCTACGCTGTGACTGAGGTGATGGCTAAGGCGATGGACTATGACGCATTTGTCAGGACGATGAACGATGTAGTCAATGAGCACATGGGTGGGTTGGACGCTTATGAAATGCACACTGATTATTCAGCGAAGGCCGAGACACTGCTTCACACCGCACCACTTGATGCGGCGATGCTCTACATGGTGGGGTGGGACATTGGCAACATGCGTTGGAACTTACGAAAGTTTATTGATTCAAAACTTAGTTCTAGGTACAGATCAAGCGAGGAGACGCCACACATTATGTTCTTGAACCTCAAGCGCAGACTGAACAAGGAGATTTACAAGACTAACGATCAAGCGTTCAAGAAGGTTGAGTATGTTGGCTGCGAGATGTACCCGCCTAGCGAGTGGGGCTACACAGTCTTAGTTGATGGCGTGGAGGTACAGCAGTATGACTAACGAGATACGGATCGAGGTTAGGAATGTGTATGGGACGGTGAAGTACTACCCCATATGCGACAGAGCCAAGTTGTTTGCAGGGATAGCAGGGACAGTCACGCTTACCCCGCAAGCGTTGGAGAAGATCAGAAGTCTAGGTGTGACGATCAAGTTGAAACAACAAATCATTGAAGGAGAGTTCGTATGACATACACATTTACCAAATATTTTCTTGATGGGTTCGGTACAGAGGAACAACTGAACGAGTTGCTTCACTCAGATGTTCTTCCACTGGTGCGTGAGTTGCAATTCAAGTACGGTTTGAAGGTTATGGACAAGGTAATGAATGTCAACTACCCCGAAGTAGATAAACACACTTACATGATGTGCTACCCAAACGGCGCGGCTGTTGGTAAGGTGTGGACAACAAACAAAGGCGGGACTGACGGCACTCAGTTAGAGTTCTGCTTCCGTTCGCCCTACTACAAGAAGGCTCGGGGGCAAGACGCAAACGAGCGAGAGACTATCCGTAGTACAAAACTTTCTTCACTCATGGCTGTACTAAAACGCCAAGAGGTTGTGAAGACTATGAAACACATCACGGATGATAAGGTGAAGCAGGTCAAGGAAGGCGTAAGTGTCTTGCGTAGTTCGATGGGCGAGAGCAGCAAACCAAACTCCTTTAATGGAGACGAGCTTCATGCGCTACTGGCACTTGCACTAGGGGAAAGTACTGATGGAATTCTTACGCCGCTAGACCTAAATAAATGTAAAAATACACTTGACATTTACAAAGAAGCTGATAGGATAAGAGACTTGAAGAGAGAAGAGTCCAAGCGGTTCTTCAAGAATCCTTTCTATCTCGTTGGCATAGACGAATTCAATCACCTGCTCATAGGCAAGTTCAAGATTACCGTGATACACAGCGACACAAAAAAGTTTGAGTACGAAGTCATTGAAGACTTCAAACGCTACAAAACAATCGAGGAGTACCCTGAGTTGTTGCCTTTGATGACGATGATGAAAGTCTCTTACGAAGCTAAGGATTGCCGTAAGCTTGGCGAGTACAAGTTTCCAATACAGGACAAGTACGATGAGGGGCTTGACGCGGCGTTCTTCTTCGGTGCTTTCCCTAACCACTACGAACATGCGTGGATGGCAACCCCATGCTCCACTTAATAGGAGAGTTGAGTCCTGTGGTTCACCCCAAGAATTGGGAGTTGATTCGTGTCCCTGTTCGCAAGGTGGACGATCAGTACATCGTGTATGTCGCTGATGGGTTTCACCGCCTGTATACCGATGACACTTTGCCTGATGTATTGAAGTCTAAGTTCGCGATGATTCTTGCCAGTGAAGGCGGGTTCGTGCGTGACGCAAGAATTATTAGGATGACACTTTATACAAACCACTTTTCACCCGAACTCGATGAGGTTGGGTGGAGAGCAAGCGAGACCTACTTCTGTTTGGTCTTAGACCGATTAACTTTAGAGTCACTGAAGGGTGGGACGCTAGATGACGCCTGAAGGAGCAGTTAAGAAGAAGATCAAAGACATTCTTCAATCAAAGGGGGCCTACTACACCATGCCTATTGGCACTGGCTATGGTGCGGCGGGTGTCCCTGACTTTGTGATTTGTTACAGAGGGAGGTTCATAGGGGTTGAAGCCAAGGCCAACGGCAACAAGCCCACTGCACTACAAGATAAACACATGTCAGCCATTCGTGGGCAGGGTGGACACACCCTCGTCATTGATGAAACAAACATCGATGAACTGACGCGACTACTGGAGCAACTATGAATGATGAAGATCGTAGCAATCTGCGTGACCTACACGCTGGCTTTGCGTTGATTGGTTTAATTATGAGGAAGGGGGTGACAGATGAAATAGCCGACATAGCGTATGAGGTAGCAGATTCTATGCAGAAAGCACGAGACCAACATGGGGTTGGAATCGTATCAGTGAAACGCCAAACCAAAAAGGAGAAGGCAAATGAAGCGTAACAAGACAGAGCAAGTGCGTAAGCTATTAGAAGCTAACCCGAAGATCAAGACAGAGCAAGTGATGGCAAAGCTTGGCATCACCAAGTCATACGCCTATGTTTTGATGAGCAAGGCAAGGACGGCGTATCAAATAGAAAATGGCTTCACTATCAATTCAAAGATGGCGGACAGGAAACGCCTTGGCATAACTATGCCTAAGGACGATTTTACTAAGCTAACAGACGAGCAAACATCCCGTCTGGTTTACAACATGAGCAGACCCCGCATTCGTATGCAGAGCGCAGAGCAAGCTAATAATTTACCCGAGGGCATGACTGCGGCAGAGGTAGAGGAAATCGTAGCTGATGTGAGTCAGGCCATTGCCCAACATGATGCAGTCAATCACCCCGCGCACTACACCGCAGGGGGTATCGAGACGATTGACTTTATCGAGGCGAAAGGTCTAGGCTATCACTTGGGCAATGTGGTGAAGTACATCACTCGCGCCGACCACAAGGGCGACCGCTTGGAGAACCTCAAGAAAGCGCAGTGGTACTTGAACCGAGAGATCGAGAAATCAGGTAAGTAAAACTTCAAAGTAGCCTCCCATGACCACGTGGGACGCTACTTTGATACCAGTTGTTTTAATTTAGGAGATTAGACATGGAGATTGGAACAGAGATTTTGCTTAAGCGGATACAAGACTGCCCCGAAGAGTTTGCAGATCACGACATACACGGCCTTGGTAGGTGGACTAGAGTTCTACATGCCGCCAGAGAATGCTTACCGAAAGAAGAGATAGACGCAATCAAGAAGGCTATGGACGAATCGAAAAGGCAATACCTGCTCGATAAGTTCAACGAGCAGGTTCTCAAGACACTGGCTGGTGAGAACACAGACAAACAGCTTGAGGCGTACCTTACGACCCCCACAAACTTCCCGTTCACTGGCGGCGTAATAAATAATCAATCAATCTCCAACTCCCAACAGTACGGTCATGGCTGGACAGACCCAAGAGGGATGCTGTCACAGGGCGGGATGCTTAATTCCGCGCAGAATTCAAACATGGACTTAAGAGGCCAGCAGGAGATGATGCAGAAGCAGTACAACGCCACCCAAAAAGCGGAAAAGGCTAGGAATGCAGCGATGCAGCAAAGCGGCTCTGGCCTTTTGGGCAAACTTGGTTTCGGGAGATGGTTTTAAATGCCTAGACCCAAACCCCCCTCGCCCCTCATAGGCAGACAAATACGACTGACCGACAAGCAGTTCTTGATACTTGACCAGCTTGGCGGTGCGCAATGGTTGCGTGAGTTCTTAGAGAAGAAAGCGCCGTTCCCTGCTAAGTACTACGAAAAAATCTTTGGGAAAGCAAATGAACCTAATCACGATTGACTTTGAGACCTACTACGATAGCAAGATCAAGCTAGGCTTCAAGCATCAGACCACTGAGGAATACATACGCGACAAGCGCTTTGAGGTTATTGGCGTGGGCGTGAAGGTGGGTGAGCAACCGACTGTCTGGGTATCGGGCGGCAAAGACAAGCTAAAAGAATATCTAACATCGCTAGACTGGGGCAACAGTCCGCTTCTGTGCCACAACACGCTCTTCGATGGCGCTATTCTTAGCTGGCACTACGGCATTACGCCCGCATTCATGTTCGACACTCTGTGTATGGCTAGAGCAATTCATGGCGTTGAGGCAGGTGGCTCACTCAAGGCGCTGGCTGAGCGCTACGAGATCGGTGTCAAGGGCGAGGAAGTGATCGCCGCTGAAGGCAAGGCTCGACTTGACTTCAACAAAGAAGAGCTTGCGCGATACGGCGAGTATTGTAAGAACGATGTTGACTTGACCCTCAAGCTGTTCAAGATACTGAACAAGACTTTCCCTGAGAAAGAGTTGGTGCTGATCGACATGACCCTGCGGATGTTCACGCACCCTGTGTTCTTTGTCGATGACGCGCTACTGCAAGAGCGTTACGAAGAACTTAAAGAAGACAAGCAGCTACTGCTTGAGGGCTTGATGGAGAAGTTAAAATGTGAGACCGCAGAGGCGGTGCGTAAACGGCTAGCCAGCAATAAACAGTTCGCTGAAATTTTAGTCGAGCGCGGGGTTTCAGTCCCCATGAAAGAGAGCAAGACAACAGGCAAGCTGACCTATGCGTTGGCAAAGAACGATGAGGGCTTCCTAAAACTCACAGAACACGATGACCCACTTATTCAGCAGCTATGCGCTGTGCGACTCGGCACAAAGTCCACTATTGAAGAATCAAGGATTGAGAGATTCATTGACGTTGGCAAGCGCAACAAGGGGCGCCTGCCCATCCCACTCAAATACTACGGCGCACATACTGGACGCTGGGCTGGCAGTGATAAGGTTAACTTCCAGAATCTACCAAGTAGAGACAAGAAAAAGAAAGCTCTGAAGAACGCCGTTGTAGCGCCTGACGATCACATCGTCATCAACTGTGACTCTTCTCAGATTGAGGCGCGTGTGCTTGTCTGGCTGGCGGGGCAGGAGGATGTGGTCGAGCAGTTCCGCAACGGGGATGATGTCTACTCGGTCTTTGCGTCCAAGATATATGAGCGCCCGATAACCAAGGCCAACCCAGTGGAGCGCTTCGTGGGCAAGACCTGCATCTTGGGTCTAGGCTACGGGACTGGCGCGTTAAAGCTTCAGCACACGCTAAAGACTCAGCCACCGGGAGCAATCGTTAGCGAAACCGAGGCTAAGAACTATGTTGATACATACCGCGAGGCCAACGACAAGGTGATTCAGCTATGGCGGGACGGCGACAAGGTGATCAAAGACCTCGCCAACTGGGAATGCAAGCCGTACTTCTACGGCAAGCACAGATGCTTAAAAATCACTAAGGACGGGGTTGGTCTCCCTAATGGGCTTTCTATCCGATACCCAGACTTGAAGCTCGATACGTCGGAGTCTAATAGTCAGTACACCTACAAGTCTCGCAAGGGGCCCGTGTCTCTATGGGGCGGATCGCTAGTTGAAAACGTAGTTCAAGCCTTGGCGCGGATCATCGTGGGGGAGCAGATGGTCAAGATCAATGAGCGCTACCAAGTCGCGCTGACCGTCCACGATGCGGCGGTGATCGTGGTTCCCGAGGCTCAGAAAGATGAAGCCCTTGCATATATCGTCGAGTGCATGTCTACGCCCCCTGAGTGGGCTAGGGGTTTACCCGTAACTTGCGAAGCAAAGTACGCACACACCTACGGAGAGTGTTAATATGTCAAACGAAACAGAGCTTATTAAGGAGTAGCCGTGATCAAGTACCTATGGACAGAGCTAAAGCTCATGATGAAGACTGTGACGCCGACACAAGCCGTTACGCACGAACTACTCCATGCAGAGCATGAGTTACTGCAAGCAGAGAGCGCAGTCGAGTACGCGACTTCGCTGGTGACCTACAACAAGAACCGAGTCAAGCGCCTGAAGGCGTACTTGGGCAAGACTGAGGAGGCAGCATGAAAACAGTATGCGACACGGGCAGCACGCTCTGCCCTCACAAGCCTCAATGCGCCCACCTCTGCCACTTCACCGATGCGGGGCTGGAGGAGCCAGAGACACGCAAGGTCAAGCCGTATCCGGCAGTACCCGCCGACATAGACCCAGTGCCAGATACATGGCACACGATTGGCGCGTGGATGCTTGGGGCAATCATGACGGTTCTGTTGGTGATCTGCTTGGGACTGTTCTTTACTGGCCTTTGGGTTTGGAGTTTACTGATATGAATACGAACAAATTTCCCGAGGACATCGGGCCGTACACAACAGGCGTGTGGAGATGCCACCAAGGTAATCACGGAGAGTTTCTCGTAAGCTGCGAGTCGTTCGGGTTTGCACCGATAGCAAGGGTCAAGGGCGACAAGCGGTCAACGCTGAAAGACGCCAAAGCCAACGCACATTTGATTGCGGCTGCACCCGACTTATTGGCTGCGCTATACGCCATGATGGATAGTTGTTTCGACCCTGCCTTGACCGAGGGCGCAGCGTATGAAGCGTTTGATTTAGCGCGTGATGCAATTGCCAAAGCGGAGGGCTTCAAATGAAAATAAGCAACAGCACAGGAAAGAGCAAAGACTTCTACAACAGGGGCAAGGCAATGTTTGACCAAATACCGCCCGTTACCCAAGCCGTTACTCAGATTCCTCAAAAGCATTCCTCAAAACGCATGACGGTATTTGAATTGATTGAGGTCAATGGCCTGACGCTGCATGGTGACATCGAGCACTTTGCCGCCCTTGTCGCAGCAGCAGAGCGTGAGCGCATCATTGCCGCAAATGCACCTGAGATAGAAAAAACTAACGCACACATCAAAATGTTAGAAGATGAAATTGCCGTCATCCGAGCAAGGGGACAAGCATGACCAAAGACGAAGCACTGAAGCTGGCGCTGGAGTACATTGAAACAAATGCACATGAGCGTAGGCATGTTCGATGGGCAATTAAAGAAGCCTTGGCACAGCCAGAGCAGGAGCGCTACTTCTGCCAACGCTGCGGCAAGCCTGTTAACTTGACCACAATTCACACATGCACACCGCCAAGGGAGAACGCATGACTAACAAAGTTCTGATTCAAAACGTGGGCGGCGTGTGGAGCGAGAGACCAGATTGGTCTGCCCTCAGTTGGGGTGCTGGCGTAGCAGCAGGAATCAAGCGGCTTGAGTTAATCGCAAACGACTGGACGTTTACGTTCAAGACTACGGAACAAAAGTTCTCTGCGGAGAATCTAAACAAGCCATACGGCCCAAAGGTGAACACATGATATTAGACGAAGGATGCGCCGAGCGCGGATGCCCAATGCACGATTCGCGTGAGACCAAGGGCGTAGTGTTCATACGCAAAGAGTGGGTAGGGCTGACGGATGAGGAACGCTTGAGGGTCTTGCAATTCATAGACCCAAAAGCCGTTAGGTTTCCGCTGGGATTCAAGCAGATTGCCGAGTCAATTGAGCGATTGCTAAAGGAGAAGAACACATGACAATACAAGTTGCAGCCGACCCCAAGGGTTTTTACGGATTACCGAGTGGGTTGGCAAGTGCGTCCAACGTCGGCGGCAATGGCGTGACTGATGGAGAGACATCACCTACTATGAACTTCACATGGTCTTTCTCGTCATACAAGCAGTACCTCAACTGCCCCAAGCAGTACCACGAGGTCAAGGTACTTAAGCGCTTCCATGTTAAGCCGACCGCGCAGATGACCTACGGCAACGAGGTGCATAAGGCGTGTGAGGATTACGTTGCGGAGGGCAAGCCTCTGGCTAAGAACTATCAACGCTTCAAGCCTGTCCTTGACACACTCATGGAGATTAAGGGAACTCGATACCCCGAGCAGAAGATGGCGCTTGATATCAAAGGCAAAGCGTGTCAGTACGGCAAGGACTACTGGGTGCGGGGCATCGTGGACTTGATGATCATCGATGGGGACACAGCGTTCATCGTTGACTACAAGACTGGGAGCAACAAGTACCCTGAGCCAAAACAGTTAAAGCTGATGGCACTCATGGCCTTTGCCCACCACCCAATGATCAACCACATCAAGGCGGGGCTGCTCTTCATAGTTCACAACAGTTTCATGACTGAAGAGTATTCTAGGGAAGACATTCCGCAGCTTTGGGACGCCTTTCGCCCCGACTTGAATCGCATCGACACATCGTATATAAAGGGTGTTTGGAGTGCCAATCCAACACAACTCTGCGGCTGGTGTCCCGTGAACACTTGCACTCATCACAAGGAAAGATAATGGCCTACGTCAACAAACCTCGACCCTACGACAAAGAGTATCAACAGCAAAAGACTCGTGGCGAACACGAGCGCCGCATGGAGCGCCAGAAGGGGCGGCGTGCGATAGACAAGACAGGTGCTGACGCCAACGGCAACGGCAAAGCTGACAAGCGTGAAGGCAAAGATGTGTCGCACGTTAAGGCGCTTGACAAAGGCGGCTCTAACAAGGACGGTCTGCGCATCCAGAGCGCGGCGAAGAACCGCTCGTTCAAGCGTGACTCTCAAGGGAACTTGGTGTCAGAGACCAGCAAGAAAGAACGCAAGAAGTAATCTCTACTGTCAGGCATGAGTGAGTAGGTTAGGGGGATGCGATCCTTGCAGTTGCCTACCCCCTTTATAACCGTGTCAGTTAAGCGGTGCCAGAGTATCCATCTCCTTTCTGCACGACAGGCTTGACCGACTAGCCCCCGTAAGGGGCCATGTTTAACACAGTAAGGAACAGTATGAATGTAGTGCAGGACACGATTGTCCACATGGTAATTCCGTCCAGCGAGTTGCAATTTCTCGTTGGACACATAGACAGGTGCGAGGTGCTGAAGGACGATGGCACAAACGCAGAGGTAGCGGTGTACTGGGGCGTGGCTGAGATGCAGCGCCTTGTACGCATCTACGGAGATGCTCCTAACCCAATGCTCAAGCAGTACGACTGGCCCGGGATGTACGAGCCGTTCGCTCACCAAAAAGTTACAGCATCGTTTCTGTCCTTGAGAGACCGCTGCTTCTGCTTCAATGAAGCTGGCACAGGCAAGACATCCTCAGTCATATGGGCAGCAGACTACCTGATGCAGTTGGGGATAGTCAAACGAGTCCTAGTCGTTTGCCCCCTGTCCATCATGTACTCCGCATGGCAAGCAGACATCTTCAAGACCGCCATGCACAGAACAGTTGGTGTTGCTTACGGAGACGCAGCCAAGCGCAAGAAGATCATCAACGGAGAGTACGAGTTCGTTGTCATCAACTTCGATGGCGTGGGGATTGTTCAAGAAGAAATTAGTAAAGTAGGGTTTGACCTAATTGTTATTGATGAGGCCAACGCATATAAAACAGTATCGACAAAACGCTGGAAGACCTTGGCTAAACTGATCACCCCCTCGACCCGCCTCTGGATGATGACAGGCACACCTGCCTCGCAGTCTCCACTGGATGCGTTCGGCCTCGCAAAGCTGGTCAACCCTGCCGGTGTGCCCAAGTACTTCACAGCTTGGCGCGATCGCGTGATGCAGCCCATCAGCAAGTTCAAGTGGGTGCCTCGCGCTATTGCACAGCAAGAGGTGTTCGGTGCGCTGCAACCCGCAATTCGTTTTGAGAAGGCCGACTGCCTTGACCTGCCTGAGTTGGTCTACCAGACCCGCGAGGTGGCGCTATCGCCCCAAGTTAACAGGTACTACCGAGAGTTAAAGAACCAGCTGCTGATAGAGGCGGCGGGTGAGCAGATCAGCGCTGTTAACGCAGCAGCCAAGCTGAGCAAGTTGTTGCAGTTGTCGGGAGGAGCGATCTATACCGACACCAAGGAGGTGGTGGAGTTTGACGTGTCACCACGCCTGAATGCACTGATGGAGGTGCTAGACGAGACACAGCACAAGGTAGTTGTGTTTGTTCCGTTCCGGCACACCATTGTATTGGTCGCACGTCATTTAACTTCCCAAGGAGTAGTCAATGAAATAATCAACGGAGATGTACCCGCTAAAGAGCGGTCCGAAATCATCAATCGATTTCAAACACAAACAGACCCACGAGTCCTAGTCATTCAGCCACAAGCCGCATCACATGGCGTTACGCTGACCGCCGCAGACACAGTTGTGTTCTGGTCTCCCGTTATGAGCGTTGAGACCTACCTGCAGTGCGTTGCGCGTATTGACCGTGTGGGGCAGAAGAACAGCATGACAGTTGTCCATCTGCAAGGCTCAGAGGCTGAGCGCAAGGTCTACCAAATGCTGCAAGGCAAGGTGGATACGCACGAAAGACTGGTCGATCTGTACAAAGAGGAGTTAGGGATATGAGTGAAACTACTGAGCTAAATCTTGATGAATTGGTCAAGATTTACTTGACAATACGAAATGAGCGTGAGAAACTCAAATCGGGCTGGGAAGTTGCAGATGGTGCGCTAGAGCAGGAGATGAAACTGCTTGAGCAATCTATGCTGACCGTGTGCAACGATACAAACGCAAGCAGTATCCGCACCGAAAGCGGCACAGTGATTCGTTCCCTCAAGGAGCGGTTCACTACAAACGACTGGGACAACTTCAAGAAGTTCGTTCTGGACAACGAGGCGATTGACTTGCTGGAGCGCCGTATCCATCAGGGCAATTTCAAGGAGTTCATGGCTGAGCACAAAGACGAAGGTCTGCCGCCCGGCGTGAATGTGATGAGGGAATTTACGATTGTTGTTCGTAAGCCCTCCAATTAAGTTCAATTTAGTAACAGGAAAATTATCATGAGTAACGATCTCGCAACAATGTTCAGCGGTGCATTAGCCCCCATCGAGGGTTTGGATGAAGACACACTTGCCGTAGCAGGTGGCGCTAGAGGAAACAAACGAATCTCTATCAAGGGCGGCGTGTTCCGCAAGTTTTCGGGCGGCAAGGAAATCGGCGCTATTGAAGACCGTCACATGAACGTGATCTTCGTCAAGATGGCTCACAAAGCCTCCCGCATGTTCTATGACGCAACGTATCAAGAAGGCCAGAAGGTCAGCCCAGTTTGCTGGTCTACTGACTCAGAGAAGCCTGACGCAGATGTCAAGACTCCCTGCGCTTCCACATGCCTCGACTGCTCCAAGTCTGTCAAGGGTTCGGGCCAAGGCGGTACAGGTACAGCTTGCCGCTTGTCATGGCGCACAGCCGTGGTATTGCCTAACGACCCCGCAGGTGACGTGATGCAGTTGGTGCTGCCAGCTACTTCTGCTTTCGGCAAGGAAGACAATGGTCGATTCCCGTTTCGACCGTATATCCAGCACTTGGCGTCGCACAACGTGAGCGCTGGCCGTGTGATAACAAAGATGGCCTTCGACACAAAATCTCCTACGCCAAAGGTTGTGTTCTCCCCTGCAGGCAAAGTACCTGACGAAGAATTGCAGATCATTGCAAGTCAAGCCAAGAGTCCAGCCGCCGATGCCGCCGTCAAGATGAACGTGTTCCAAGGGGATAGCGCAGGCGAAGTTGAAGTGCCTAGCCACCGCAACGAAATCCCTGAAGACGAAGCGCCTCCCGTCAAGGTTGAGTCTAAGAAAGCCGCCGCAGTCGAAGAGAAAGACATCTCGGACGTGGTGAAGAAGTGGTCTAAGAAATAAGGAATAGGAATGTCACGGACATACAGCGAAGCTTTTCTGATTGAGTTGCACAAAGCCAACCCCAACAGGGCTGGCATTGCACTGGCACTTGCTTGCGTGAATGCAAATCTTCCCACGAAGTACGTAGCCAATGCGTTGGAAGTAACTCGCATGACGGTCTTCAGTTGGTTCCGTGGCAAACCTTTGCGCCACAGCAACCTTATTAAGGTTGAGACACTGACTGACTTGATTGAGAGTGACACTGCCAAGGGTCTTCTTCCAGCGAGGAACACCGCAGCGGCTAAAGCGTACCTTGAAGAAATGGTCGGGAGGAAGTTTGACTAGATAAAAATCGGGGGGAACGCCACGCTAGTACCCCCACCTATTTACCGAGCGGACATAGTTCCGCTCTTTTCAACTCTGGCGAGACATGTTAAAACAATTCTACGAGAAAGCATTGCCTACGCAGGGTGTCTATTGCATAACAAGTATTGGGACCGACAAGAAGGTTTCAAACAAATTCGCAGAGACACTTGATGACGTATTTGCACAGATAGAGACGTTCAAGAAAAAGAAAGCCAACACTTTCGTTGCGCTTGGGACGTTTGAGGGTTACAGCAGGAAAGCAGATGACTGCCTCTTCGTGCGATCGTTCTTCATCGACTTGGATGTCGGTGCAGAGAAAGACTACAAATCAAAGGGCGAAGCTCATGCGGGGATAACGAGCCTTCTTGTTCAGACAGGGCTACCCGAACCCGTGATAGTTGATTCAGGTGGCGGGATTCACGCTTACTGGATTATGGATGAGGACATCCCGCGAGATGACTGGAAGCTTGTCGCTGAGAAATTCAAAGCGTTATGTCTCCAGTACATATCTATTGACCCTGTAGTTACAGCAGACGCCGCTCGTATCATGCGCGCGCCCGATACGCTCAACTACAAGTTCGACCCGCCAGAGCCAACGTCGGTTGTCAGTGACGAGATTTACGTCTACAACTGGAACGAGTTCAAAGACTTCTTTGGCGTAGCGCCAGCCGCTACAGCAGTTACGCAGACGCAAGAGGAGCTTAACGCGGAAGACATTCTTGCAAGCATACCCAAGGGCGTTGACGAGGACACTAAAGCAATCCTGAAGCTGGACAACTTTGCAAAAACATTTGAGGTGTTAGCGCAGAAGAGTGTCGATGAGGAAGGTGGCTGCGCTCAGATTAAATATATCTGTGAGAACGCCGCTGCTTTAGAAGAACCGTTGTGGCGTGCAGGTCTATCCATCGCTAAGTTTTGTGATGATGGTGCGACTGCTATTCACGAGTTATCCAACCCAGACCCAAGGTACAACCATGCTAAAACAGAAGAAAAGGCAGAGGCCATTCCTGCTCCACGAACCTGTGAGTGGTTCATCGATAACTACCCCAGTCGGTGTGAGGGATGCCAGCACAGAGGAAAGATCACAAGCCCAATTGTTTTGGGCAAACAATTCAAGCCAGCCCCCGCGACAAATAAAGAGGACGCAGTTTGGGAAGTCCCGCATACCCAAAAGGTTCCTGATTTCCCAGAGTACCTGTACCCCTACGTCCGAGGAGTAAACGGCGGCATCTACTTTGTTCCCCCTGCCAAAGTTGACAAGAAGGGTGTGAAGCACCAAGACGATCCGGTCTTGATTCTTTCGAGCGACCTTTACCCGCTGACCCGCATGATCAGTCCGCATGACGGCGAGTGTCTGCAGATGCGCTATGAACTGCCACATGACGGGTTCCGTGACTTCTTACTTCCTATGAAAAGCGTCTACGCAAAGGAAGCGTTCAAAGCGATCACGACCAGCAACGGCGTATTGTTTGCATCGATAAATGACCAACATCTTATGAACTACATCATCAAGTGGGGGCAGTACCTCCAGACAACTGACAAGGCGCTACAGATGCGCATGCAGATGGGGTGGACGGAAGAGCGCACGTCTGACAACTCTAACTGGGACAACCGTAGTTTCGTCATCGGCAAGAAAGAGTACACGCTATCAGGTGAAGTCCTTGATGCGCCCTCATCGCCGTTCGTCCGTGGCCTGTCTAAGCACCTGACCCAAGCTGGCACGTTTGCGCGTTGGCGTGAGTCGATGGACTACTTGAACAAGCCAGAGTTTGAACTGCATGCGTTTGCGTCTATGTGCGGGTTCGGCTCTCCGTTGATGCCCTATACGTCAACTTCCGGAGTGACTGTGAGCCTTACTGGGCGCTCTGGCAATGCCAAGACGGGCGCTATGTACGCAGGTTTGAGCATCTTTGGACACCCTAAAGACTTGAGCGTAGTGAGGGCTACTGACAACGGCTTGACCGGTCGTTACCTTGGCTTGCACAGCTTGATGTTTGGGATTGATGAAGTTGGCGACAAAGACCCCAAAGAGTTAGGCAAGTTGATCCACGACATATCAAACGGCAAGGCCAAGATTCGTATGCAGGGTTCAGTCAACGCCGAACGCGAGTATGAGATGTCCGCGTCGCTGATTGCTATGCTAACTAACAATCACTCTGTCTACGGTAAGCTTGACTCTCTGAAGGCCAGCCCCGATGGCGAGGCGGCTCGTGTGATTGAGTTCTTGGTGCATAGGCCCGACCTGCTCAACAAAGAGGGCAGGCTTGGTAAATACATCTTTGACGCGTTTCGCTTTAATTATGGACACGCAGGCCCGATGTACATCAAAGAAGTCTTGCGCGGCGGCGACAACTATGTGCTGGATCACATTGCCAGATGGGACGAGAGGTTTGAGAAAGACTTTGGCATCTACGCTGAGTACCGCTTCTATCAGAACTTGGTTGGCGCGACGTTTGGCGGCGGCTCTATCGCCAACGAGCACAACATCACGGGCTACGACCTTGAACGTGTCTACCACCAAACCGTGCTGGCGATGATTGAGATCAGGGACAAGGTTGTGAAGGTTAACCGCACGGACTACCCGTCCCTGCTTGGCGACTTCATCAACAAGAACATGGGCAACATACTTGTGCTCAAAGACGGCAAGGTAACTATGGAGCCGCGCGGCCAGATCGTAGGGCGCATCGTCAGCGAAGAAGGTCTCTTGCAAGTGTCTAAGACTGAGTTCAAGAAGTTCCTTGCAGAGCGCCAAGTGAGCTTGCGAGAGTTTGAGTTTGACATGCGAGAGAAGAAGATTCTCGTAGATGACAAGAAGGGACGCCTCACTACTGGTTGGAAGTCAGCGATCAGCGTTGATCCTGCGTATCTTTACTGGTTCAAAACTGAGATTCCAAGCGATCTGTTTAATGAATCCCAGTGACATCAAAGAGCCAGAGTGGGTGTTCCCGTTTGATGCAATGGAGGTGGGGGAGAGTTTCTTCATCCCCACCTTGCGACCTTCCGAGATGCTCTATGCCATAGAGAGCGGAGCCAAGCGCGCCGATGTGAGAGTCAAGTGCTATGTCACGCACAAAGACAGCCACATTGGAGTCCGCGCTTGGCGCGTTCGTTAAGGCTCTAGCCCATAAGAATCAAACAAGTCAATCATTTGGCGTTTAATTAAATTCTCATACAACTGATTCATACGTAGCAGGTCTTTGCGGGCTGCTGGCGATAAACTTTTGTCCAACCGAAAAGTTTTATCTTGAGCGCGTAACGGATTTAATTCTTTGTTTAGAATTTTGTTGTATGTCTCAACAATAACTTCATCCATTGGATATTTGGCTGTGTACTCAGCGTACTTTGCAGGCTGCGTCTTGAAGTCATTAAGGACTTTTTCCATGTGCTTGACTTCTTTCTCTACTTTTGCAAATTGCCTTGCATCATAGCTAGCGCGAGCGCCAAAGAAAGAGCCGAGTAATGGCAAATCAGTTTTAGGGTTAAAGTCTTTACGCCCTTGCGACACATCAGTAAACCCGTACAAAGATTCACCTATACGGCTGATACCATCTATGTAGCTGTTTGACAGGAAGTACATTGTATTGGGGCTGATATCAATCCGACCATCAGTAGCATCATGCGCGTACACAGCAGCGTCTTTCCACATCTCTGGAATATTATCGCCGCCAGTGTATGCGTCGCCAAGACGACGTTGCGCTGCGCTGTTAATGTCATGGCCCAAGCCATTTTTATTCATTGCAAACTCAAGTATGGGTCGCGCAATACTTGGCGCTGCCGTGTCGAGTAGCCAAAATGGAATGTTAGTTGGGTCAGTAATAGGGATGCGCGATACAGGAATAGGCACGAACGAATCTAGCATGATGGACGCAAAAATGTTCGGCAGTGCTTCAGTAATTTTTTGACTGCCGCCAGCAACGCCAGCAAGTTGAGCACCTGCGGCAGCGAACGCGCCAAGGCCAAAGCCCCAAGGAATCTGGAATACCATAGGCTCTTTAAGCCCCATAGCTTCGCTGATACCGCGCGGGATATGAAAGCGCGCAAAGCGAGTCCACTGGTCCATGTTGTCTGTAGCTACAGCGTTGCGTCCTAGATCATCGTCGTCGGAAGTCATGTACGCCATCGTGTACGCAAGCATGCCAAGACCAAACAATGCAGTGGACATAAACTGCGCGTTTCTTTTTAGCTCTTTAAAGTTTTTAAGATACAACTCTTTTGCAGCTTCATCTTTTGCAATCTCAGGAGGAAGGCGTGATTCAGCGGATTTTAGAGAAGTAAATGCAGGTGCTACAGCTTCAACTGCACGCACAGCGCCGGTAGCAGCTGGCCGGAAGAACATATAAAACGCGCCCATCGCTTTACCGTATTGACCAACTTGCTCAAAGTTGGCAAGGTTTTTAGTAAATACTCGCGCATGCGTTTTTGCAGATTCTTCAGACTCTCCCCGCTGCATGAATTTATTCTTGGCGATGCTGTACGCGGATGCGCGACTGGCCAATTCAAACATGTTAGTCCACACGTCAACGAATTGATTTAAGTCTTCTACGGTCGTAATAATTCCAGACCGGCCAACTTTTTTATTTAATTCTTGGAAACTTGATTGCAGCGATAGGCCGCTTATTTGTGACACCATACCACCCGGACGCGCAAATTCAACCATGTCACGGATGTACGGGTCTTTTTCTGTCAATACTTTTAAAGCCCTAAGAGATTGTGTGTCGCCTTTAGGCAGCAAGATTGCCACCTGCATTGCTTTATACATGCCACCATTAGCAACTAAAAAAGATACATCTTTTATATAACGAGCCGCATCAACTGGGCCCAACTCACTAGCGCCAATGTTCCAAGTGTTGGTCAACGCATCGCGCACAAAGTTAAGCGGCGCAAAGTTATAGTTGTATCGAGTGTGCATTTGGCCAATGCGGCTAGTCCACTTGTTAGCAAACTCAACTACAGGGTTAATTCGTTCGTACGTGCGGCGGATTGAGTTCCGCAGTTTTTCATCGGACACCACCAGCACGTCAATACTGCCGTCGTTGTTGTAATGAAAAATAGAATTTTCACCTTTTAATTCGGACAAATCAACAGTGTCGCGTTCCGCAAAAGGAATGTGATGTGTAATTCTTCCCGCAAGCACTGTGTTGCCGTTGGCGTCTTTATTAGTGATTGCGTTTTTAATTGCTTGTGTCAGATTACGGCGTCCAGCGCGCAGTGAAGCACGGGTGGCATCCGTCATAGTTTGCAGAATAGGATTCTTAGCCACGCTAGAACGTCCACCCATAGCGCCGGGGGCGTCTTGCAATTCGCGTCCTTTGCCAAGCCTCTCAAAGTCAATCTCGTCATCAACAGTTGAGTGGGCTGGGCCTTTTAACGGGATGTAGTTTTCAAATCCGTAGAACGCTACTCGGTTACTAACAGGCTGAGACCAATAGTTAGCAATCTTGTTTAGATCAGTTGTGGCTGTATGCAGTTGTTGAATAGAGTCCATAACTTTCTGGATTTCCACAGCCTGCGGATGAGTTTTAATTTGCTCACGGATTAACTTAGCATCAGCTAAATTGATACCCGTTGCGGTATAGGAGTCCGAATCGTACTTGATGTCAGGCTTAAGAAATTTGCCTTTTGGTTTGCGTGGCGTGTATGTGTCTCCAGCAGGGTCCACAAACGTCATATTTGGTTTTGGGTTGCCGTCG